TGCGTGTTGTGTGTGAGTGCCAAGCTTATCTCAAAGATGAGCTTGATAAACTGAATCCAGAGAAACCGTCTCGTATTTTTGTGAGTTACGGTCCAGAGTCCAGTTTTGTAGCCCCTCATGTAATCGCCACAGCGAAAAAATATATTCAGGGGCGTTACTCCTTCACGCGCAAGATGAGGAGTGGTAAAGATCTTTTGTGTGATTTAATAGTTCACACAACTCCGACATCTGAGGATATTGATAAAGCATTTCAAATGCTTGAAAACGTAAAGCTAGTTCCAAACTCAGTCTGTTACGTTTGTTTCTCAGATGATGCCGTAGTTGCTTGGAACATAGATGGTTCATTTGGTTGGGCTAATGTTGATATATCCTCTTGTGATAGCAGCAATGGCCCACTGATATTTAATCTTGTCCAGCGCGTGTTATCTAACTTAGACGGAGAGGCCTCTTTTGAGTATTTGTGGCAGTGCAAGCAACCAATTAAGTGTGTGAACCCTCAGGACAAGAGGGAGATATTTAAGATAATGTTCCCTACATGTTTTGAGGGTTCTGGTACATCCTTGACCACACTGCTCAATTGCATTGCAAATATGCTCATATTTGGAGGTTTAGTGGATCAAATCATAGCTGGCATGACCGACATGTTACAAGCCATAGCTCTTGGAGCTAAGAGTGTCGGCCATAAAGTTACTGCTGACCATTGCGTTGACGGGTTCGGAAGACCTGTTTTCGAAAAGGTTCAGTACCTAAAGTTTTCGCCCATTATGGGGAGTTCGAAAGGCGTCAAGCGGTATTATCCATCGCGAAACGTCGGGACGCTGTGCCGGGGTTTAGGCAAAGTCAATGAGGATTTGACACCCCAGCAAGTTGCGTTAACTCCAGCCGAGTGGCGAGTCAACACCAGATCCCAGATCTTTAACAAGTATATCCAGGGTATAATCTCAGGGTGGAAGCACGAACCTTCCCACCCTTTGTTAGCTGGATTGCGCGACAGGTTCCTCCCTGTCGATACCTCATCTGTAAGCGAGTCTTGTAACAAGGCACCTACAATTGTAGAGTACACCACCTCCTTTAGTGATGTTAAACTTGACTTAGACTCGCTGTGCCGTCGGTATGATGTAGCTCCCTCAGACTTCGCCATGTTGTATGGTATGTGTCAGGAGCTTCAGTTGGGGTCCATAATCAGTTCCACTGTTTTGCGGAGAGCAATGGAAGTAGATTATGGTATGCCACACCGTAATGTACAAATTGTTGAACCATCATTTTTAAACAATGGTATTCCGTTCACAATAGAATAACCTCCTACACCACCCGTGAAGGAAAACACGTATAAAACCCGTTGTGTGTGAGACGTAAAACACTAGTGAGTAAACACTTATAAATCTGGTGTACT